CGTAGCCTGGCAGCAAAAGCCACCAACCCCGAGGCGCCCTCTCTAGGAGGGCCGATTTCACTTCTAATCGCAGGGCTCATCTGCGCGCCTCAAACAAAAAGACCGGCTAAACCCTCTAGCAGGTACTCTCCGCCTTTCTCAAACGCACTCGTCACTGTGCGCTTGGCAATCTGCTCAACCTTGGCCCCGAAGGATTCCTCATCACCTTTGTGGACCGAAGGCAGCTGATTCGCCACATTCTTCACAACGTCGATCATCTTCCTATCCGCCGGAGGATCGGCGGGCGCAAGCGCGCCCAAACCGCCCTACTTGGCAGAATCGGTCAATGCCCACTCGATATGCATGATGATCTCAAACATAACAGTGGTGTTCCCGCTGGCATCTCCGCCCGAGAAATCAAAATTCACCGCCGTGCCACCACTGTTACTAGCCATCGGGTAGAAGTTCCGATCTTGGATCTTCCCAACCCACAAGTAACTGGCACCGGTATACAAATCACAAACCACGGCCTCCGTGGCACTGAGGTCGCCTTGTTTCCAAGTGTTGGCATTCCCAAACGGGCTCTCAACAGTTGAAATAATGCAAATGCCCGACGTATTAGGCACGGAAGATATGACAGACATCTTCACACCCCAGCAAACAATGCGGTAGGAAGTGGAGTTGGAGGAAAGTAGGGACGGGTAATTCAACCCGCTGAACGTTCCGTTCGTGTAAGTTTTAGTCGATGTGTTATACGTCACCACACCGTTCAAAGGCGCCGAAATACACGGATTGAACTACACACAATTGTAACCGTAATCAGTACCGGTTACAGAATCGGTAGCTTCAATCCTCTGAGTGTACTGCGCTCGGTAAGTGAACAACAAAGACTTTGCGTTCTAACCGTCCGGAATCTTACATCCACCACAACGCGCGTCGAAAGGATTGACCATCCTACAACACTGCATCATGGCGCCCGCATTTCGAGCAACTCTCACACCGGCCCTCGCCCCACCAGTCGGGACCACGGCGTGCGCCCAACCACCATTAACCTTGGGCGCTCGCGAAGACCTCCCCTTTTTCTTTTGTTTTTGGGTCTTAGCCGCCTTCGCCTTAACGACGGCTTTGACCATTTTCTTGGTCACCTTAACACCTTTCGTCATCCTCCACAGGTTGTCAACAAGTCCCCGAGTCTCGGAAACAACTCAGGCCGCACCCAGTGCAGCACCAACAAAACCAGGTGGACGCCCGCAACCACCACCCCAATCACCCCAACAATAAATAGGGGATCCGTTTTCAAGAAAAGGATCAATACGCCTCCGCACGCACACTCATTGCCCGCCCCCAGGCAGCGAGCAAAACAACGGGGTCCCAGCCCGCACAAACGCCAACAAGAACCGCTCGGTCTCCGGGGCATGCCAGAACTCCGCTATCACGGCCTCCATTTTCACGAGGGTCGGCCCCGTACTGCACACCTTGAAAAAGGACTTAACGGCAGTTGTCGGGACCGCAGGCCCCTCTACGGGCCACACATGAGAGCAAAAGGTCACAGGCTCGCCCAATTCCCTGGGAGAGAAATCCTTGACCACAAGGCCAAGTCGGCGGTAATCGTCAAGCCGCTGACCCGCCTCGTCAAATCGCGCCACTTCGAGCGCATCATCACCATTGGCCTTAACCCTAGGCTACCAACCGTACACACCCGCACCAACCAAAAGGGCATCACGAGCCCGCTTGCGGGTATTGCGCCGCGTAGTGGTCCAACGACCACTCTTGTTGAACTCACACCGGCGCTACGCCCACAGCTCGCCATCGCCAAACACGTACAGGTTCCTCGCGCACACAGCCTCTCGGGCTCCCACCACGTTGTAATAAAAGGTCCCGGGCCGAAGCCCGTTGGCAACACGCTCGTAGTGCGCGTCCGCAACGTAGTCCCACCACTGGTGCCGGAACTCGTACCCCTTCACGTCCGACTCCGCCAATGCCTCATCATCATCGGCCATGGCCTCCAATTCAGCGATTTCCTCCTTAACGGCCTCCAAACGCTCGTTCCAAAACCCCACGCCAACCATAGCCCACGAACGCATGTCAGTTGCCTTAATTTGCTTCGCGCTGAGCTGCCCAACCACCCGGTCCACCAACTCGTCGACACAGGTGCCGCAAACCACCAAACGCTGCCGATCAACTTTCTCTTTCTTCAACCCCTCTTCCTTCTCGATCACGAAGACAGGGTCCACCAACATGGCCTCCCACGACACCCTGGGGTCGGGCGGGCCATACGCCTCAAGCTCATCACACGCCTCAGCTAGCCTCAACAACCGCTCACACAGCAATTGGTACACCATGTCGAAGTTCTCCTCACAGAACTCCCGCTTCTTCTGGCCTGAGAGGCAATACGGGAACCCCGCGTTGCTCTTGTTGTTCATCTGGCCAATGAGAACAGCCACTTCCGCGGGAGTCGGGAGTCGGTCCTCTTCGATCCAATCGTCAGGCCGTAGCCCACCGCCACCCTTCTCCAAAAGCGCCTGGAACAGGATCTCATTCGCCGTTAAGACCCCAGGTGGCACCTCTGCCACCACAACATCCGAGGTCGCATTCAACAACGACTTCCGGTTGGCCTCAGGGGCCCCGCTCGGCATGCAATATTTATCGAACTCCGCAAACCCGGCATCTCGCACACGCTACGCAACGTCACGCTCACCACCACCGTACGACATCTCCTTGTTACGCGGCGCCGTCGCGTAACCTACAAAATCAAAGCTGTCACTCAATTGGGCCCCGCCACCTTCGACGAAGTGGCAGCCGGCTTGTTGCCGGAGCTTTGCGAAGTAGGACCGGGCGCCGGCGCTCCCGACTTCGCTTTTAAATCACGCGCGTCCTTCGCCATTTGCATGATCTTCTTGTACTTTTCCATCGCCTCGGCTGCCTTCTCGCGATTGTCGGCGCGCGATGCGGCTCGTCTCTCCGCAGCAGCACGTTGCATGTTCATGTTCTTCACTTGTTTCAAGTTACTCACATAAATCTTGAGCAACTGCAACTCAGTTTCTGCAATGGTGGGGTACGATACCCCAGGCGGCAAACACATGGGCCATGGGGCCGACACGCCCTCCGCACGTAAGGCCACCGCCTCTGCATGCAAAGCGGCCGCCGCTTCGCGCCGCTTGCCTGCCAACTCGAGTTTCTTCTCGTGCTTTGACACGAGGGCTTTAGCCTCCAAATAAGGCGTCAGCACGCGCTGTAACTAATGGTAACGCTCTACGCTCGCCTTGAGGGCCTCCATTTCCTTATACAACGCATCAATCTCCTCACCAGCCTCCCTCTAAGACTGGTAAGCAGCAATCACGCGCGGATCGGACGCGACGGAGTCGTCCTCCGTCAAAACAAAGGTCTCGAACAACTCCTTCGTGGCGCACTTCCCGGGATCCGTGTGCTCAACGGCGTTCACCCTAACCTTAGGCACCACCCGCACGGCTGCCTTCGTCATCACCGACTCCATCCCCGTGTCATCATCCGCGGCGTCCAACGCAACCACCACCGCACCGCCGGAGAGGGGTACCGGCTGTTTCACTTCGACCACCGCGGTGGACCCGGTGGCTGGCTCAAATGCGGTGAGAGGACGCAACAACTCATCAATGTCCGCATCCACGTGTTTGGCCTCCGAGCGCACTAGCGCCGGGGGAAGCGTTGAGGGCGCCAACAACTCATCAATCGACATCTCCTCTTGGGCCCCATCCTGAGGCAAATCGGGATTAACAGTGGGGCGGTAACCACGCGCCTTGAACTTCTCCAACGCCGCGTACCACTGATTGAACTTCTGGGGATTGAGGGACTCCCCCCGCTCGACAAAATCCTTCTGAGCTTGGTGCTCGGAGCCGAACTCCATCTCCTCGTAGTAGGCAGCCTGCTCTTCCTCCATCTCGTCTTCCTACTACTGCTCGCGCTCCCACCTCTCCTGGCGCTCCGCGTCCTCGCGCTCAGCGTCATCAATGGTGTCGTAAGCAGCCTGCACCCACTCGTCCTCCGGCCGGCCATACGCAATGGCACTGCCTTCCGCATCAATTCCGGCCACGAACCAATCACCGTCTTGGTACGCGTACTCAATGCGGTCCACGCGCTCCCAAGCCGCCTCTCCAAACTGCTCCACAAACACCTCCTTCCGGGCGTCGTACTCAGCCGCCTACGTACGACTCAACAACTCGCCGCGCGCCGGCCGACGCCACTGGCGGGCACCTTGCCTGCGCGCACATCCCACGTAGTAAGGCACCGCAAACCACCCAGGCACCGCGCCAACAAGCGAGCACACGACCTCTCCTTCAGCGTTTATGCCGGCAACCTGCGCGCGACACACGCGCGCGGCCGTGCAAAGGGCGGCTCCGGAGGCCCCACCCTTCACAAGGGTGGCGTCGCAGTGCTTCAAAACCGCGAAACCTGGGTAATTGGTGGGGGTCAACTCCCCAGCAATCCGCACAAACCCAGACCGACAATCCCCCGGGTCGGCGGGAACAATCCCGCCGACAATCCCCAAACCTCCATCCAACTTCTGCAGCGGGAATGTACACAACGAATTCCCGTAGACAATCATTTCCGCCAGGTCAGCATGACCCCACATCTTCAAAATTTTGGGCCTGGACACAATGTGGCCGCGCACGCTGCCGGTGACATCACAGACGTCCACCGGTCGGCAGCGCAACTCAGCAGTGGCGTGCAACGACACACGCGTCACTACGTCATCCACACGAATGCCCATGCACACGACCGCGCCCTTGGAGGTGTACACGACCGCATGCTTCTCCACATGCGCCCAAAAATTTGGATCAAATCCAAGGCCCGCGTCGCTAGCCTGCGCCGCAGCAGCCCACAAATCGTACGCCGCTTGCACCCCACCTCCGACGGAAAGTTGACCACGGG